CATGCTCAGTGAAGCTCCAGTCTTCTCCGCCATCTCGGTCAACGTAGCATCCGGGCACAAGATCAGCAGCGCATCAGGTGCTCTAGAACCGTTAGGATATTGTTTGCGTCGTCTCAAGTCGCTAACTTCTCACTTTTTAGCACAGCGAGTCAATACCACATGTTCAACGCTATCCTGAAAGTCGGTCATCAAACCGCAGGCCGCTTTCCTGTCTCTTGGCCCTTCCCTTATACGCTCACCGGCACAAAAGACGGCTCTGACTGCACCTTCTTCTGGACCGGCAACTCCGATGAATCAGGCAATCCCATCTACTCCGACATAGAAGAGAAAGTGAAATGGTAACTCCCCGCATAAAAACCACTTGCATCACTTCTAACCAAGTCTTATCCTCGGCAACATGGCCGTCTCTGCACTAATTACCCCGCTTCAAGAAAAGCTCAAGCCCTGGGAACGCAGAGAGAAAGAAAGCGCAGAACAGTGGAATGCTTTCCAGCTATACAGGGAAACCCCCAAAGAAGACCGGAACTTTACTAAACTTGCCGAGCATTTGAACGTGCAATATCAGGTGCTCATAAGCTGGTCGCGCAAGAATGCGTGGCGCACTAGGATAGCTGAGTATGATGCTTATATTCATGAACTTAGAGGAATTAGGAGCGAGACTCGGCGTCTTGAAGCGTCAGTAAGGCATGCTGAATCAGCGTCTAAACTCCATAGCAAAGTAGTGGAGAAGATCAATCGCTTACGCGCTTCAGACATCAAGCCAAACCTTATAGCGCCCTTGCTGCGCGTAGCAGTAGAGACTGAGCGCTTAGCCCTTGGTGAAGCCCCTCCCCAGCAATCTGGCTCCGTTGTCGTGGGCACTGCAGACGGCACGCGCGTCGGCATCAGCTGGGGCAACAACACTCCTGCTTGGTTACCTCAACCTAAACAGCCAATCTCTCAAGACACCACCACCCACCATCGAAGTCAAGGTACTCGCGGGAGGGCGGCGCAGGATGCCACGCCAATTTTGGAAGAACTTTCAAAGTTGCTAGACAGTACCAGTACTGAGGAAGAGGATGAGTAGTGTGTATGAGGCAGCGGGGGGGAGCGGGGAGTTTGGGACACCGTTGATAGTAATGGTGGGGAAGCGGGAGTATCACATAGGGAGTCCGCCGACGGAGCAGCAGACGGCGTTTATAATGGCGGCGGAGAGGGAGCAGTTATTTGGGGGGGCGAAGCGAGGGGGGAAGACGTTCTCGATATGCGCGAAGATATTGTTATTGGCTATAAATTTTCCGGGTAACAGGCTGGCGTTTTTTCGGCAGGATTTGACGGACTTGAGGGAGTCGATATTGGTGACTTGGGAGAAGATAGTGCCGAGGGAGTTGATACTGGAGCATCACCAGACGCACCGGTATTATAAGATAAGGACGAACGGGGAGCCGAGTTACGTGCACTATTCGGGGTTAGGCGGGAGCGGGGAGGATTCGGAAGGAGCGAAGGGAAAGGAGTATGGGGCGTTTGCGATAGATGAGCCGACGCAGGTTGACCCAGAGACTTACCGGATGCTGCGAGCGCAGCTTTGCTGGGTATTGCCGGATGGGACACGGCCACCGTATATGGCGATGCTGGGATCGAACCCGGAGCCGGGGTGGGTGGAGGAGAGGTTCAGGAGTTTGATTGAGCCGACCGAGGATGACCCATGTTTGAGGATTGTGCGGAATGAGCAGCAAGCGTTTTTCAAGTCGTTGCCGCGGGATAATCCGTACCTGCCTCCGAACTGGCTGGACGATGCGCAGTACAATGCGTCGAAGGAGTGGGTTGAGAAGTACCTGAATGGAAGCTGGAAAGTATCTACCGGTCAGGTATTCAAGGAGTTCGATGAGCGAATCCATTGCATTGAGATGCCGGGTAAGGATTATCTGCGCAGCCTTCAGCTTGTTGCATCGATTGACCACGCATCGACGGGAACTACCGACATGGTTATCGAAGGAATTGATCCGGACGGAAACACGGTTTCGCTATTGGAGTATCGGGAGAAGAACCGGCTGATTTCGGAGCATGCCAAAGCGATGGCGGCAATGATGGATGAGGCGGTTGCTCTTTGCGGAAAAACGGCTATTGTTAACGTTGCAAAAAAGGATGAGGGTGTAGTACCTTCCTTCTATGCTTTCGAGTATATCCTCATCGACCCGTCAACCCAGGCAAAAACGAACCAGTCGGCTTCTGAGCTTTATTCGAATCTCGATGAGTATCGCCGCAATGGCATCCCTGCTATTCCTGCTTATAATGCTCTGGAAGCCGGAATTAATCTTGTCGCCGAGTACCTTCACCCTAAACCGCTTCATGTCAATCCTTTTACTGGCAGCCGCGGCTCTCCCTCTACTTTTATTGTCAAGTCTCGCTGCCCTGGGCTGGTACGCGACATCATCGGACTCAAAAAGACCATCAGTGAAAGAGGACTCCCCAGGTATGTCGGAGAAGATCACGGCCTCGATAACAAAAGATATGTGCTCATGTCCAGGCCCAAGCCACCCGAAAGAACGGTATCCGATTTCCAGAAGCTCGATTCTATCTCACAGCTTTCCATCCGGCAGCACGAGAAGTGGGGAAAAAAATTCGATGCAGGGTTCAAGCAGGATTCCAACCGCTGGTTCGGCGATAATGCGTAATGGGCAATGACGGTATCTCGACTCAGGCTCCCGGATATGGCGCAGGTTCTCCGGATGGAGTGCCCGCCAGCCAGCATAAACCTGTTCAAAACCGCTTCGGAAATATTCATGGAGAGCTTCTATCGCTACCTGTCACCTTGCGCAGGCGAGCGGAGCTTTCCCAGGCAAGCAAGAATGGAGAGCTTAAGTCCATCGAGTATCCCAATCGCGGAAACTATAACGGTCAATAAGGAGACATATGGCCATCCTCTCTGAAAAGGAAAAGAAAGCCGTTCCAAAGTCCGAACGCGGCGTTCCCGGAAAATCCGGTACCGGAAGCTACCCGATGCCCGACGCTGCTCACGCTAAAGCTGCAGTTGGTTTGGCAGCCATGCATCACGGCCCAGCATTCGCCGCAAAGATAAAAGCGAAAGCAAACAAGCTCGGATTCGGGAAAACGAAAATAAAGGGGAATGACGACAAGCACGATGCGAAAGGGCCGCACGGAGGCGGAGGTCTGAAACCTACCGGGGGGACGGATGCACATGGAAGGGCCGAGCATGAGATCGAGGACCATTTTGGGTCGCTCAAAGGGGCACTGCACGGAATCTAATGCAGGCTCGGCACGCAATTCGTGAGGATTTTATAGATGGTGGATTCGATTCTCTCATTGAAGGCAATCAAGGGCACGATGTTCAGATCGATAAGGACAAAATTGCGGTTGTTGGACCGGTGGGGAGACCTTCCGGCTGCCTCGTATGGAGGCCGTGTGCTCTCATCCATGAGCTTTTCTGCGGAAAGGGTCTCAATCAGCGTGCAATTGCCGATGAGCTTATTCTTTTCTCAAGTAATTTCGCAAGGTCCAGCGTCTTTAGGCCGCAAGAAGCCCTTTTTTTGATCAAGGATGGGAATTTGCAGATGCAGAACTACGTGGAATTCGTTGGAGCGCGAGAGGAGCAAGGAAAACTGTACGCTTTCAAGCTATGACCAAAATTCTCGACAAGATTTCAAACGATATTCAGGTTGGAGACATGGTTTTATGGGCTTCGACCGGTCTGATTGCCACAGTCCTGAAGGTTGAGCCTCAGGGAGTCACTTTGGAGCTTCCTTTGCCGATAAAGCCCGCTCCCGATGGCCAGGTAGCTATGATGCCCGACCTTTTAGTGCTGAAGAATCCGCTAAAAGAGCAGGACGCGCAGGAACGGGTCAACAATATCCTTAAAATGACCAAGGTGGTGCGAAATGGCTAGTGCACCGATGGGGCCAGACGATAAACAGGCCCTCGTTAGATCGATTCTCTCTCGAGACCCGGTTGCCGGTCCTCCGTCGCCATCGATGGCTCAAGCGCCGCCTACTGCAACCGGGGGCGGAGCAGGCCAACTCACTCCCGAGGATGCTGGCTACGACCCGGAAGGACTGAACTGCGGAAACTGCCACGCATTTCAGGGAGAAGGGCAGCCCTGCATGAAAGTTTCCGCTCCGATCACTGCACAAGGATTTTGCCGCGTGCATTCCGAGCTGGTTGGTGGCAGCATGGCTCCCGTAGAGAGTCCTGACGAAGAAGAGCCGCAAGAAGACGAAGAACCCGAGGAAGAGCCGGAAGAAGAGCCGGAGGAGGAAGAAAATGGATGACATGTTTGAATCGGATGACAATGAGCGCGGCGGTTCCCCTTTGGCTGAAGGCGCTGCTTCTGCTTTTGGCACTACTGGCGGCGCTGGCGGTGGGCAAGATGATTCTGGAATCGAGACATCCTCGCTACCCGGCAGCCCGCACTCCTCCTCTGGTTTCCGCCGCGCACTCAGGCACCAGGCATCAGGAGGGAATCGCATCATTGGCAAGATGGGCAAAGGCCAGAATAAAGGGCCGGTCAACCGCAAGTTCCAAGGCTCTCCTGGCCGTCATGGTCTGCACGTAGGATCGCCTGGCCATATGCATTCACCTTCCGGGGGCGGCCTATAGCCATTGTCGTTATCGTCGCGCTACTATGTTGCGCCGCCGTCCCTCTGGTGATTCTTTTTCTGGGCTACCGAGTATTTATTCAGCGGGAGAAGGACCACAAAGAATCTGTCGCCGGTCTTCAGGAGCGAAACGATTTGCTTGTTGTGGCTCTTGGCCGCCGCTCGGAGACTGAAATCAATTTTCCTGTTCCACCGCCCAAGGTTTTAGAGGAAAGTACCGGATGGTGGGACAGGAAACCACCCAAGGTAGAAATAAAATTTCCGACTATAGGAGCCTAACCAGATGAAAAAGTTCCTTGCTTCTCTCGTAGCAGTGGTCGCGCTCGCCGCAGCCATTTCGTTCGCTCAGGTACCTTCTCCTTCCACAATTGTTGGTTATATTGCCCCGGCGCAGCTTAACCCGCCTCCGGCGCTTGCCAATGTCGGCGGCGTCGTCACCAGTTCCGGCTTGGTTGCTACCGTCACGGGTGGGGTCGCCTTCTGCAATGGCCAGTCCACCTTGATGCCAAGCGTTACCTTGACTTTTACCGCTTCAGGCGGGAAGTCATTGATCGTGTTTAATTGCTTTACCGATCAAATCTATGCCAAGGGTCCGGTCATCGCCGCTGGCGCAACCGGTACGGCTTCTGCCGTTCTTTTTGCCGCCCCGCCCGAGATACCGATCAATACCGTTACTGCTGGAGCGTCAACTTTAACGTTGGTGGACGCTCGTAACCTTAATCAGTGGTCGTCCGGCATCACGGCAGGGTCCCGCACCTTGCAGGCTGCTGCCAATTCCGATTACGCGGGTATCAAGGCGGCATCCTCCGGGACCATGACGTATACATTTGTCAATACCTGGGTGGCTGCCCCGGTCTGCGTCGCTTCCGACCAGACTACCGCTGACGCCCTTAAAGTCGCCGTCACCACCACCACTTTGACTGTCACCGGCGCGACGACTACGGATTCCATCGCATATGTCTGCGTAGGCAATCCTAATTAAGTTAGCCGGAGACCGCTTTGGGTGGATTGCTCTCGAAAGTCGGAGGACTGCTTGGCAAGGTGGGGTCCGCTTTGGGCCTCGCCTCGCCTGAGTCCGAAACAGATCAGGAGGAAACTCGTGCTTTGGAGTACTGTACTAATCGATGGAATGACCTTAAGAATGCGTACGTTGTGTATCACCAATCAATTTGGGAAGCGTTACTGTTCTATGCGAATCAAACCTGGATTGACTGGGACGACGCGAGAAAAGTCTGGCAGCCCCAGCAACCCAACGATGAGTGGGTTCCCAAACCAAGAATTAACCGATTCTCGCCAACTGTGGATGCAGTATGTTCCAATTTTTACAAAATCCCCACAGTAGACCCGGTTCCTGTTCCTGACGACTCCTGCCTCTCCATGATGGTCTCCGAGGTTGCCGAAAAGCTGATCGACCATTTTGTGGTGGAGAATGGATTCAAGTCTCAGTATAAATCCCTTGCCGACAAAGCAGGAGTGGCGGCGCAGCTTTTTGTCCTTGCGGGCGGATGTTTTTCCATCATCCGCAAGGAAGAAGTGCTGATAGGAAATCGGCCAAAGACCGAGACAGTCGAAGGCCAAGGCTGGCAATGTCAAGGTTGCGATACCTACGAAGCAGGGCCAGCCCCGGAAGCTCCTGAAGCCCCTCCGATGGACCAGACTTCGGACCCGGAACGCGGAACAGCGCCAACGAAGAATTGCGCACAGTGTGGCCAGCCCATGCAGCACATTCCGAATGCCAAGATACCGGGCCAGCCGGTGATGGGAGAGAACGGTGAGCCGCAAACCGAAGACATGCACCAATGGAATATCCGTTGTGACATTGGAAATCCACTCTACGCTCTTCCAAGACCCGGCGCCTCATCGGTGGACGACTCTCCTTACTTTCTCTGGGCCGAACGCATGCCCCTGGACACGATTTACTTTAGATATGATGGATTCGAAGCCAGCGCAGACTCCATCTGGCCCGATGGATACTCGATAACCTACGAGCATGCCCTTAATTTCTGGTACACCGGATATTCTTCCTCGACTATCCAGACCAAAGATTCCTGCATGGTGCTGCAATGTTATGTGGCTCCGCAGAAAGTTAAGGAGTTTCCAGATGGAATGTATATCGTCCAAATCAACGACGAGTGCGCTCACTATGAGGCTTGGGATTTTCCCGAGCATCCCCTTACCTTATGCTGCTACCTCACACTCCCCACCATATTCTTCCCTCGCTCCATTAGTTTTGACCTTACGCAAATCCAACGAGAACTCAACGCTTACGAGTCGCTGATTAAATTGCATGGCATGACTTCCTCGACAGACCCGATAGTGATAGACGCTAACACCATGGTATCGGAGGTGACTGGCCGTGCTGATAAAGTTATCAAATGGCGATCTATCTCCCCGAATAGTAAAGAGCCTCACCGCCTCGCTTCCGGGCATCTGGATGACGGCATCTATAAACAACGGGACAATCTACATGCAGAGTTCCAGAACATCAGCATGGCAGTCAATGCTTTTCGCGGAGAACAGGAAGGTGCTATTGTCGCAGCATCAGCAATTTCTCAATTACGCGGCCAGGCTGAGCAGATGTTTAGTAAGCCTCAGGAAAACTGGGCGAACTTCTGGAAAGAAACATGCCGCAAAGCGGTCAAGTTCTATCAGAAGTACTACACCTTCGCGCAGATCGTGCAAATCCTCGGCCCCGACAAAATCCCCCATGTTCGGGAGTTCATGCGGGCTGACTTGGACAAAGCACTGGAATTCATTGCTTCAAAAGGTAGCGCGCCTAGAACGAGAGATGAGCGTAAACAAGAGTTGATGACCATGTGGGATAAAGGCGCTCTGGACATCTCCAATCCCGACGTGCGCGAAAATATCTACGAACTTTTCGGAGAGACGGGAATGATGGAAGAGTTCAATCTAGATGCCACGAGAGCGCGTCTTGAGAATATGGCATTCAAGGAAGGCGGGCAGGCATCGGTCATCAAGCCGATGGTCGGCATCGAGGATTTGGCCACGCACCTGTCGATTCATAAATCGAAAGTCAAGAGGCTGGAGTTCGATAGCTGGCCACAACCTGCCAAGCAGCAGTTGATGCAGCATATCGATGACACGAACAAGGCTTTGCAGCAGCAGCAAATGGAACAGCTTAAGCAGCAAGCGATGGTAGCGGAGAAGATGGCCCCTGCCGGTAAGAAGGTCTCGCAGATTCAGGGAGAAGAAGGGCAAAGAGCTTCGCAGGCCGCGGGAGCGCAAGCGAAAAGGCCGGGGCAGCCTCCCAAGGGCGGTCCGCAGCCCGCTGCAAAAGGTCCAGTGCAATGATAAAGAAACTTTTCTGGATATTATTTCTGATGCTTTGTTGCCGTTCCGTAGCGGCCCAGACCACTACTGTCATCGGCACGGTTACCGACAAGAACTCCAACCCGTATTATCCGGGTACGGTTGCCGCTGCCCTTCAATTTCCATCGGGCACCACCCCGAGCGTTAACCCTTCAAGCGGCCCGTTCCCTACCACGACCGGAGGTAATTTCTCCATCGTGCTCCCGTCCAACTCCGGTATCACTCCTCCGGGTACGGTCTGGATAATCACCCTTTGCGCGCAGACCGTCCCTATCCCGAACGTCTCGCAGACTCAGGTATGCTTTAATTCTCCGCCCCTTGTTGTGAACGGTTCTACTCTCAACATCTCTACCGTCATGAATAATCTGGCCCCGTCCCTTGGTCCCAGTTCTCAGGGCGGTTCCGGTTCCAATATCCTCCCCACTAATAATACGTTCACTGGTACCAATACGTTTACTAATACCACTACCTTCGACGCCCCGGCCTTCTTTAAGTCCGGCGCCCCCTGGTACGATGTGCAGGCGTTCGGGGCCAAGGGGGATTGTACTACCAACGATACTGCCGCAATACTCGCTACCGCTAACCAGGCCCTATCCGACCTCGCTGGCAGTACCGGTTCCGGAGGCGTCATCTATTTCTCGCACTCCGCCTGCCCCTATATCGTCGGCAACATCACCATCCCCTCCGGCAGCTTTGCGACTGGCTGGCTCGTTTTCGTATTCGATCAAGGTCTCTCCGTTCTCGCGGGCGATACCATTACCATTTCCGGCAAGTTTGATGCCTTCATAGGCCGCTCCGGTTCCTTCCAGGGCGCATCCGGGGCGCAACCTGCCGCCAACAATTCTACCTGGCTACAGTCCGGCATCGGGTCTACACCGATAGTGCAACTTGTCCCGGCCCCTGGCGTGGCCCCGACCGTGGAGCAGATCTACTTTGAGGGTATCAATATCGTCGGCAATTCCGTTGGCCCCGCCGTTCTCCTGCAGGACAACGGTTCCGGGGTCGGCGTCACCTACGTCCTCGCCCGTCAGTCTGTGTTCCAGAACCTCGGCGGGGGTACCTTAATCTCCGCCCTCCCGACCTCTTCCTCCGCCGTGGTAGGCTATAATTTCCGGGCTTATGATACCCAGTTCATCACGTCTGCCCCTGGTCAGGCCATGCAGTTCACTAACTTTGGCCAGATCGTGCTACGCGATGATTACGGCACCGGATACATCGTGGTCACCAATGCCGGAATACCCTCGGATGGTGATATCGAGTTCGATGACGTAGAGATCGAGGGCCTGCATCATGACATGCTGACCTTGACCGGTACGTACGTTAATGATGTCAGCCTCTATCACATTAAGATTCCGGACCCAACCGGCACCGTCTATATGTTTAATAACCAATCCACGGGTGGCCCCCTTGGTCCGGTTAATTTCGAGATGAACGTTACCGGCAATATCGCCAGCGGCCTGATGAACCCTGCTGGGAGCTACCCGTACTTTAACTGTGTGGGTATCGGGTGCCCCAGTTACTCAGTATTCAATTACTTGGCCTCGGTCCCCAGTCCTACCCTTAATACCCAAGCTATATGGTGGATGGATACGTCTGGAAACTTTCGCTGCACGCTAAATAGCGGAGCCGCGTGCGGGGCAATATTTGGCGCGATGACGGCGGCGTCGTACCAGAATGCGGCGTGGACGGCCTCTCAACCGCTCTGTACCGATGCCAGTACCCCTCCTAAGGCGGTTACTGCCGGGTGCGCGCCGGGGGTTAACCCGCTAGCGCCCCAGCCCCGGTTGCTTGTGAATGGGTTATCAGGCAATACCCTTAGTACGGCCCCGGTTGGCTTATGCTCCGGGGGCGCTACCGGTGCGACGTTTGACGCCAATTATAATATTACGAATACGGCATATACCTGGCTGTCGACGGACTTTGGCTGCTTAGTTGCGCGCAAGCCGACCGCGAACGCTACGGACCCGTTCCCTGAGCCTAATCAGACCGGGTTCTCCGTGTCCCCGACGCTTAATTGGTATACCAACGCAATAAACAATAGCCCGACCTTTTCCGTGACCCTGGTTACCAGCGGAACATTCGTTTGCCCGACCTGGTGCAGCGGGGGAAGCTTAACCTTACTACCGGGCATGAGCGCAAACATTACCTCACCCTGTAACACGGCGTGCACAGGGGTAACTACCTGGATAGTCTATACGTCGAACTACCCGCAGACGTTTGGGGCAACGCAGTTTGATAAGGCAGGCAATAGCGCAGTTTCGGCTACTCCATTTTTCACGGCATCTTCCTCCGGTGGTTACAGGCTCACATACTACTTTGGATGCAGTGCGGCAAGCGGCAGTGTTTCTGTCACTCTTGCGTGGATCGATGGATTCACAGGTATTTCCCAATCCTATGCTTCGGGGACGATTACCTGCCCTAATGCTGGACCGGGGAATGCCATTCCGGGCATAAATCTAGCCAGCGGTGGAACGATAACCTACGCAATCGTAGACGGCAGCGCAAAAGCATATCAACTTAACGTTCTGGTAGAAGGCCCATTCTAAGAGGAGGTTCTATGAAGCGTCTGCTTTTCCTTGCGTTCTTGCTTTTCCTTTACACGTCGCCCCCGGCCCGCGCTCAATCTGCGAACGGTTCGATTACGGCGGCGTCTGCGTCCTGTCTAACTACCAATTGCATCTCCGTTACTCTTAACGGTGATGCCGCCTCCGCTGCCATCTCCCTTACCGGGACGTTTTCCGCGACCGCGCAGTTCGAGGTCGTTACCATCGATGGTAACGTCGGTTCCGTAACCTGCTATCCCCCAAATAGCACGACCGGGGTATCTTCCGCCACCGCCGCCGGACAATGGAAGTGTGACGTCTCGGGTATGCAGCAGGTTCGCGTCCGAGGCTCCGCCTACGCGTCCGGTACCGCAGCGGTATCCATCAATGCAACCAAGGCCATCAGTACGGATACGTTCAATACCGGGGGCAGTACTCCAGGTTCGGGCACCGCTGTTACTGTTAACGGGGGAGGTTCCCTCTCCACGCTCAATATAAATGGAACCTCTCCATCCGCTGACGCAAACTTCCTAAATTGCACCGCCAAAATCTCTGGCTCCAGCATGGTCATCGAGTGCCCGTCAGGGACGACGTCTTCCACTTTCGCGCTCGGCAATGCGGTATGCCCCGGTTGCGGCCTTACCACCAATCCCCTCTCTCAGTTTGCCGCCACGACCTCCGCCCAATTACGCGGCGTAATAAGTGACGAGTCCGGTACCGGCGCTTTATTGTTCTCCAACGGTGCATTCGGTACCCCGACCTCTCTTGTCCTCACTAACGCGACCCTCTTGCCCTGCGGGGCGCTCCCAGCACTTACGGGGCAGGTTACTACATCTGCCGGGTCGTGTTCTACCACGGTCGGGACGCTAAACCAGAACACGACCGGCACGGCGGCAGGCCTTTCTGTGGTCCTGGCTGTATCCTCGGGCGGCACTGGTACGGGAAGTACTCTTACTGGCTTAGTGCGCGGTAGTTCTTCCGCGATGACGGCGGCGGAAATCAGCGGCGACGCTACTACATCCGGGTCCAACGCCCTTACTCTCGCAACGGTCAACACCAATGTTGGCTCCTTTACCAATGCAAATATTACGGTAAATGCTAAGGGCCTAGTCACTGCCGCCGCGAATGGCTCCGCTTCTGGCGGGGTCTCCTCTCTTGCTTGCGATGGCGTACTATTAACTTGTTCCGCCTCGACTGGAGCGGTAACTCAATCTCAGACCGCCTCTGCCGCCTATACCGTGTACGGTAATGCCACGAATGCTTCCGCCACACCCGGATTCACCACCAATCCCGCCGTCGCCAGCCTAATTTTAGAAGGCTCCACCAGCGGTTCCTGCACTCTTAACCTCA